GTCGTCAGTTGTTACGAAACCAGATACAGCACCAACAGTTGCACCTCCTGAATAAGGAATTGCAGTTAATGTTGTATTGTCAGCTGCTACTGCAGAAACGTACGCTTTAATTACTGTAGGAGAAGTTTGGTTATCGCTAAGTACGATAGTTTGTCCAACTCTTACTGCGTGAGTTCCTGAAGATGCAATTGTAATTACACCGGTGTTAGCTACTGCTGCACCTTTGTAGTGTAAGTGTAGTCTACCTTGCTCAGACCAAACAACTTGATCAGAAGTCATAGGCATTTCAGCGCTCACCATTCTTAGGAAAGAAGCTATAGATCTGTTTCCAAATACTTCTACTTCTTGCTCATATAAGTCTGGTAAATACTGCTGAGACCAATCGTTTGAACCACCTGTAAATGATAGGTAGTTAGACGATAATGTCTGTTTAGCTGGTGCTGGCGTTGAGTTCAACGAGCTTCCAGCTGATGGAGTTATTGCTGCCATTTTATATTTATATTTTAATTAATGATTATTTCTTTAATTTAATTCGTAGCTTACTGCTATCATCGCCTGATATTGCTCTTACTTTTATTCCTCCTGATTCAACAACTCCTGAACTAGTTTGTCGCGGGTCCATATTTATATTTTTAGACTCTGCAGCGATTTCCTTCACAGCTTCTGTTTTACCAAGTTGATAAAAATGATTTGCAATACTATCGGCGTTTTTAGCGGCAAATAATGCTTTATGATAACCATATCCATCTTTAAGAGTTCTGTTGTCGTCTAGGTAACTACCAATAACGTTCATAACATCCATTTGGGTATTTTTAACATTATCAACATCTTTCAATTTATATTTAAATGTTTTATTATCAACATTGAAATCAAAACCTTTGAATTCTTGATTGAAAACTTCATTTGTTTTTAATTTAAATTGATTTGTCGCTTTTTCTTGTTGTTGAGCAATTTCATGTTGCTCAGTATTGTATCTATTAAAAAAGTCTACGGCCTTCTGCTGTTCTTTGCTTAGACCTCCCGTATTTTTAACTTCTTTATAATATTGATTTTTTTGTCCTTCTAAATATTGTTTTGCTTTAGCCACTTCTTCTTTATAAGCTAACTCTTTTCTTTTAATATCTAAAGGATCATCTATTTCTTTATCAAATGAATAATTATCTTCTATTAAAAAGTTAGCTTCATCTGATGTTAAGTGAGGTTTAGTTATTGAATAATATTCTTTAATTAAATCTTTATTATCTAAATCCTCGTAATTTTTATTTAGCCTTATGTAATCTTCCATAGACCCTCCTGTCTCATTCATAAAATTGACAAGTTCTAAGACCCCCTCAGGTACGTTTATTTCAGGCTGTTCGACCGGTTGCGATTGTTGTACAGGTTGTTCTTCCTCAATAGGCTCTTCTTGAGTTTTTTGAGGAGTTTGAACCTCTTCAATTATCGCTTCTTCTTTTTTCTCTTCTTCTTGACTTTCTCCGGCAGGCTCTTCAGGCTGCGTTTCGTTTTCTTCACGTACTTCTTCGCTAGCTTCGGATCCGTCGCGAACAGGAACCTCATCTGCGCTTTGCTCTTTAGTGGCATTTTTTTCTTCTTTAGGTGTTCTTAAATCTACTTTGGTGATTGTTTCAGCACCAGTATCTAATCCCATTTTTTTTAGGGCTTTAGTTTCTTTTTCAGCTGTGGAAGGATTTTCATCTTCAACAACTTTTGCTTTTATTTCTTCTGACATAATATAATATAATAATTTACTCTTTTAATAAAGGTAAGAATAATTAACCTTATGATCCTTGATAAGCCACAATAGTTCCAGAACTTACATCAATTTCAGTCCAACGACCGTAAATTGTAACTCCTTTAGGGAACGTAACACTATCAACGACAATTCCGTTTGATCCAGCTCCAATGCCTTCTGTATTAATATATGTTGTAGCACTTTCTGCAACCAACCCGCTTGCGCTATCAAACACGGAGTCAGTCAACATTGTTATAGCTACAAATACATTTCCTGAATCAGGAGTTATAGCATTTGAACTTGCTGTTGTATAAGTTGAACCGTTTATACTTCCGGTCCAATCATTTCTAGGTACTTTGCTCATATTTTTTAATTTAGTTATTATCTTGGTTCAAATTGTTCTAAACCAAATCCTCCTAAATTATCGAACCCACTAGATTCAAAGTTTTTTGGAGGTGTATTGTTTTTTCTTTGCTCTATTAATTCAGACTGTTGGGTTGCCTGTATTTTTGTCCTTTCATCTTTTCTATCTTCACGAAACTTGTCTTTATCATTAATCACTCGTAAATCCATTTCTTTAAGCTTTACGTTTAATTGAAACTCATGCAGCATAAGCTCTTTTTTAATAGCAGCTTCTCTTTCTAATTTTTGAATATCAAACTGTGTTTGAGCTTGATTCATTTTTACTTTATTTTCAGTCATTACTTGATTCTTTTGAATATCTACAGCAGCCGCCGCTTCTGCAGCTTTTGCATTTGACTCAGATTGTAATTCAATATTTCTTCTTGAAACAGCTTGATCTCTTTCTTGCTTTTTTCTTTTTCTTAATTTTAATAACTCATTTGCAAGTTTTAAATTTTTAATATTTCTTACATCAATTGCGTCTTCAAGATTAATTTGTTCTTTTTGTAATGAAACTTGTATATTATTTTCTAATAATTGTTTTTCTTCTTCATCAGGTGTTAATTCTAAAAATATTCCAAAATCGTGCAAGTGCAATTCTTTTACTTCTTCTAAGTTAGCAACATTAAATCTTCCTAAAGAATTTATAAAAGAATTTTTTGTATTAGCGAATTCTAAAACATCTGAAATACGTAAGCTAATAGCTTCAGCTGTTTTTAATGAAAGATATAACCCTGATTGTAACACATGCCTTGTTGCTGTATTAGAATTAGCTGCTGCTAATTTTTGTAATCCAACTAAAGAATTTTTATCAGGTAATGATCCATCTCTTGCTTCATTTAACCCCGTAACATCTCTCATATTTTGTAAATAGTAATTATATGCTGTAATAAGAGATTGAATTTTACCACCGCCGTTTCCGCTTTGCAATTCTTGTATTGGTACTCTTCCGTTATTAAACTCTCCATCTTGTGTCATTGATCTTCCAATAACAGATCCTGTTTGAAAAAACATATTCAAAGCTTCTTGCGGATTATAATTAGTTCCATTTCCTAAATCAACTTCAGCAATACCATCTGCATCTAAAAATACTCCATCTGGAACCATTCTTGATAAAACTTGTTGTAACTTTAAATGTGTTAATTGAATCATATCTGCAAACGTCGTCATTCTACTAACAAGTGATTCTAGTCTACCTTTATACATTCTAGGTGCTACAATGTTATAAGACATTTGAACTTTTGTAGTATCAGACTTAGGTCTTGTCATATTTTCTGCCATTTGCCAACTTAAAATATTTTCACTACCTATTATTTTTGCACCACAATATAAAACTTCAATAGCTCTATCTACTTTTTCAAATCTTGATCTTTGATCAGCAGGAGGATTAAAGCTATCATCTTTTTTTATTGCTTTTTTACCTCCAGAAACAGTTTCTTTAATTTTATAAGTTTGACTCCTATATGTTTTATATTCAAAATATAATATATAAACGTAACCATCGTCATCACCATCTAGTGCCCCATATGATTTGTTATAAAGTAAAGCTCCTGAGCCTAATCCATTATCTTCTATATTTTTTATTTCTTCATCAGTAATTTCTGGAAATTGTTTTTTAAGCTCTACTATACTTAATTTTTTTATTTCTCCTACATAATATAAATCATCAAAATAAGGAGATTCTGTAAAAGAATATACAATATCTGAAGGATCAACATAGTTGATAGTAATACCTTCTGCTTTATTAAACCCATTCTTTACGCATCCCATTCCTATAACTGCTATATCATAATCAAGTCGTTTTTTTATTAATTCATACTTGTTTTTATCCATAACATTATTTATAGCTTCTTCTTGTGCTATTTCAATTCCTTGCTTATATTCAAGTTGCATATGAACACTTAATTCATTTTCATCATAAGGAAGTTTTGTAGGGTCTGTTTTATAAATGTCTACGCCTAGTCTGCTTTGTACTGCATCAATATACTCTTTAGATTTCATGTCCCTAAGTATATTCGACATATAGTTGTTTCTTTTTTCTATTGAGCTTGGGTCTTGCGAATATGCTTTTATATCATAAGTTCTTTCTGCAATACCATTAACTACTATATCTACAAACTTTGGAATTATAGGCACAGGTTTCCAATCTAAATTTAAATAAGATAAATCTCCGTTTATTGAAAGTTCATCTTTATACTTTTGTATTGATTGCTCTCCTCTTGCATATA